GGAGTGGAATAAATACATTAGCCATAACTCTGGGGTGAGTATAAAAGATATGATAGTTAATGATGAGAGGATCTGTGAAGGGCTTAATTGTGAGGGTTGCGATTGTAAAGTTAAGGTTGATGACGTTGCTCAAGAGCGTAAAGACACTCCTGTATTTAGTGGAGTATTAAAGTATTTCCCTAATGCAATTAAAGAAGTCTCTAAGTGTTCTAAGGCTGGTAATGATCAGCATCATCCAGACAAACCATTACATTGGGATATGAGCAAGAGCAAGGATGAGTACGATGCTTTAACAAGACACTTAATAGACCATACTATAGAACCAGTAGATAAAGATGGTATATTGCACTTAACTAAGGTTGCTTGGAGAGCTTTAGCTGGATTAGAACGTCACTTAACAAACAATCACTAATGAAGGTTAGTAAANNACGATTAGAACAGTGTAAAAAAGATGGTGATTATTTTGAGGCTTTATTTAAGAGTAGAGTTGAAGATCTTGGGTTGACTTTTAAACAGTCAAGCCAACAAGATGATTGGTACAGACATATTGATTGCTATGTTGATGGTTATGGTGTTGATGTTAAAGGTAATAGGCATTTAGAAACAATATGGCTAGAGGTAACTAATGTAAATGGAAATAAAGGTTGGCTTAGAGGAGAAGCTTACTATGTAGCTATGCATATAGCAGAGTTAGATAAGTTTAGTGTGTATTTAAGGGAAGAGTTACTTAATCATATAAAAAAGAATACTACTGAATATACTGAAGATAAAAGAGATTATAATAAGTTCTACACCAGAAGTAAGTGGGGGAAAAAGGATATTTTAGTCAAGTATAGGTACGAAGATATTAAATATTTAGAAGTTAAAAAGATATGATAGGAATATTTGATATAGATAGTTTGGTTTACGAAGCTTGTTACTCAGCTAATGATCTTGAGGAGGCTGAAGAGTCATTCTGGGGACGTTACAACGATGTTCAGTACTTTATGGACTATGCGTATGGTGAGTGTAAGATAATACCTGTAGGGTTCTGTATAAACAATTACAGGAAGAAGGTGGACTTGAGCTACAAGGCTCAAAGGACATCCGATAAGCCAGAATACTTTGAAGAGCTTGTACAACATATTAAAGATAATATTGACGTGCAAATGAGGTCTGGAATAGAGACAGATGATTTGGTTGCTAAGTTTCATCAGCACTATGGTAAAGATAAGAGTATTATAATAAGTATTGACAAAGATTATATGCAATTTGAAGGTACTATATTCAACTACCGTAAGAGAGAGTTTATAACGGTTAGTAAGGATGAGGCTTTATATAACTTATATGAGCAAATGGTTGTTGGTGATAGAGCTGATAACGTTTTAGTGTGTAAAGGTTATGGTGAAAAGTGGTGTGAAAAGAATCTAAGAGGTAAAAATGAATTTTCTATGATGAGAACTGTATTTACACTGTACAAAAAGCTTTATAAAGGTAGGGCAAGAGAGAAGATGATTAAAACATTTATGCTACTTAAACTTAATATATTTTAATATGGGAAAGGTAAAAACATATAGAATTGAACTTTGCGAAAGAAACGAAATAAGAGATTTCATTGAGACTTGGCACTATTCAAAAAATATAAACGGACTAATAAGTGATTACTGTTTTAAGTTATTGGATGGCGAAACCATAATAGGAGGTATGATTTACGGAAGAATAGCTATGGCAGGAGTTTGGAAAAAGTATAATGAAAATGAAAGCGAACTAACAGAGTTAAGAAGGCTTTGTTGTATAGACGATACTCCGAAAAACACCGAAAGCTATTTTATAGGACATACTTTAAGATGGCTAAAGAAAAATACGAAAATCAAAAGAGTTGTAAGTTATGCAGACACAACCTATAACCATGAAGGCACAATATACAAAGCAAGTAACTTTAAGCATTGTGGTATGACTGCTAAAGGCAAGGTAATTATGTATCAAGGCAAAAGATACCATGATAAAACAATAAGGACTAAGTACAAGGGTGAGCTAAAGCCCTTTGCTAAAAGAATTAAAGAAGCATTAGTGACAGGTGAAGCTGAATATGTTAGGACAAAAGGAAAGCACATTTATATTTACGATTTTAAAAAGGATTAATATGCAATTTGAAAAGGGTAATACAATAGAAGAAAGAATAGACAATGCTTTTGTTATGTTTTACTTTAACCTATGTTCTGGAGATTTTTCTATGGATTACTGCAAGAGAGAGCTTAAAAAGCAAGAAGATTTAGAAGAGTATGAGATTTGCGAAGGAATAAGAAAAGCAATGCACTTTAAAAAAAATGGTAATATAGACTATTAATCCGATTATTTGTTGTATATTGCAGATTCATTAATAATAAAACACAAAAACATGGGTAACACAAAAACAGAATACAAAAGGGAAGATTTATTGACAGCTTATATGTTTGTAAACTCAGCTTTAGATATAGATATAGCTGATAAAAAAAGGGAGACTAAATATGTTCTTGGAAGGACTTTATACTATATGATAGCTTTAAAAACTACTAATGCTTCATATGACAGCATAGCTAATGTTGTTAATAGGCATCATAGTACAGTTAGTCACTCTAGAAAGAATCTTTTTGATCAACTAAAGATGTATAAAGAGGTTTATAGGTATTACGAAATATATACGGATGAGTATATTAAGGAATCAATAGATAATCAAGGTAAGTTGTCTAATTTTGTTGTAGCTAAAGATGAGTTAGATAGATTGTCTATAATAGAAGAGAAATATGAAGCTTTAAAGGCTATTTCTTTAGATGTTACTAGATTAACGATCAATGAAAGAGCTTACAGAGATCTTTCAGCTGAAGATCGTTTAGATTATGATCAAAGAGCCTCTAATGTCTTAAAATCTTTTGAATGGAAGAAGAAAGAGTTAGGTAGAAAAGAAGTGTTTGAAATTATAAATGTAGGAATGTAATGGGAAAGTATAAAGATGAGTTTTTGTACTGTGATCCTAATACAACTATAGATATGGTTTACTGTTGGAATCGTGGTTTTTATTATTATCCAGTATTGGTTCCAAATCAAACAGTATCAATGAGGTATATACCTAAGGTTAAGATTGAATGGAAATCTGGGAAAGAAAGTGGTCAAGGTGAATTTACTTATGACCAGAACCAAGAACTATATGATGTTATTTATAGGTTGTATATTCATAAAGCTAAACAACTAAGGGATAAATAGGTTTAATAGTATGGACAATAATAACAATAAGCGTAAAAATGATGGGCGTAAAACCAATAAAAGACAGGATCGTGTTAAGATTATCAAGAATAATACTGGCACTGTTCCTATGGTTAACAAAGCCAAGAAAAACAGAGCTAAAGCACTATCTAAAAAAGCAATTAATAATATATTCAGTAGTGAGGATGGTGTGTGGGAGTCGCTCGCAACAATGGCAGCAGAAGGAAATATGAAAGCTATGGAGATGCTGTTAACTTATCAATATGGTAAGGCTGGTGAAGCTAAAGAACAGAGAGCTGTAGCCAATAAAGCACCTATAATTCAATTTAATGTACAGAATCCAGAGAAGACAGAAAAGATTATAGATATAACAGACGAAGAAGAATGAGTCAGATAAATTTAAACCCTAAATACGTACCTTTATTTCAAGGTGACACTAGATACTATATTATTACTGGAGGAAGGGGTTCTGGGAAGTCTTTTGGCGTTACCTTATTCTTAAACAACTTAACTTACGAAAAAGATCATAAGGTCTTATTCACTCGTTATACGATGTCATCAGCTCACTCCAGTATTATACCAGAGTTTGTAGATAAGATAGACGTTATGGGTGCTCAAGATGACTTTAGAGTTACTAGGGATGAGATAGTTAATCAAACAACAGATAGTGCTATAATGTTTAAAGGTATTAAGACTGCATCTGGTAATCAGACTGCTGCTCTAAAAAGTTTAGCAAACGTAAGCACCTTCGTTGTTGATGAGGCTGAAGAGCTTGTAGATGAAGATGTTTTTGATAAGATAGATTTATCTGTTAGAACGCAGAAGGTACAGAACAGGGTTATCCTTATCCTTAATCCAACAACTAAAGAACATTGGATATATAAAAGGTTCTTTGAAGCTAGGAACATAGAGGGTGGTTTTAACGGTGTTTATGGTGACACTACTTATATACATACAGATTATAAAGATAATAAAGAGAACCTACCTCAATCGTTCTTACAGAGCATATATGAGATGAAGCTTAAACGACCAGATAAGTATGAGCATCAAATATTAGGTGGATGGTTAGAGAAAATGTCTGGTACAGTTTATACTAATTGGGGTAAAGGTAACTATGTAGAGCTTAATAAAACTTGCTTTGGTCAAGATTTTGGCTGGTCACAGGATTTAACTACACTGGTAAAAGTAAGCGTAGATGACTTCAAAAAGGAAATCTACGTGAAGGAAATGTTTGGTAAAGCTGGTATGCAGACCTCAGCTATTGCTCGTAAGAATCGTATGCACGCTGGATCTGGACTAATTGTGGCTGATAATCATGAGCCTCGTTTAATAAAAGAGCTTAAAGAAAGTGGTTGTAATATCGTAGGAGCGAAGCAACCTAGAGGATCGATCCTTTCGGGGATCGCCCTCTTACAAGATTATAGAATATTAGTTGACCCACAGTCTCATGGTATTATAAGAGAGCTTAATCACTACACTTGGAAAGAAAAAGGATCAGTACCTATAGATAAGTACAATCACTTCTTAGATGCTTTAAGGTATGCTGCAATGTTCTTAGTTCAAAATAGAAACAAAGGTACTTATACAATTCGCTAGAACTTTAAGGGGTTGATGTACACTTTTAATCCTATCAAAGTTAGTGATAGGGTGGGTAAATAAGTGGGTAAATAAAATAGCCTTGATGCCAGTAAATACAAGGATCTTTAATAGGAAGGGGGGTCTTTAATAGGAA